CCTATTTGGATATTCATGGTAATATAAATTCGTCCGGAAGCACCGGCAAAAGCCCCTTGAGGAAGCACCTCAGGGGCTTATTTTATTTCCGAATAAAGTATTCCAGAACCGCAGCAATGTCGGTTTACGCTCCCAGGCTTCTAGCAGCTCAATTCGATCAGGATCTTCTCCATGATTCCATATATCGCCAAATTAATGCTTTTATAGTAAAATAGTAACGACATGATAGGATTCGTGTCATTCAGTTCCAACAAAAGGAGGGTTGATGGTCTATAAGTCATACAAAAACAGCCTTAAATGTAGAAGAATACATCGAGGGGAGGTTAAACAATCAAATCAATTGGTACGACACCAAGAGTAACGAGTCCCAAAAATATTATAAAAGGTTCCAGAAAATCGAGATAATTGCAGCAGCTGTGATACCTCTCTTGAGTGGTTACGTTTCCAAATATGAGGTTATTCCCATCATCGTTTCAGTATTGGGAACTGTAGTTGTAGTTTGTGCATCTATTTCTCGATTGGGGAAGTATCATGAAAAGTGGCTCCAATATCGAGCTACCTGCGAACTTCTAAAGCACGAAAAGTACTTATTTCTTACTTCAACAAACCCCTACAATGGCGACGAACCCTTTAGACTATTAGTCGAAAGGGTCGAGAGTATTATATCTGCTGAAAACATTAATTGGTCACAACTCGCCACATCCGAAGACAAAAAGTGACTAATTTCCAACAATCTCATAAGTTTTTTCGAATATTTCAGGCTTACATGGGTATTTTTCTCCGTTAACGCCCGTTATTATCCAATCACCTACTTGCGCCCGCAAAGGTCCTTCCAGCGTCTCGATAATTACTTCCACATCTGTTTGATACGCTTCAACCACAACGGGCTTCTTACGAAACTTGCACGGAGTCAATTGCATCGACATAACCTCCGATCTTGCCCTCTGGCAATATTATATCACAATAAGGGAGTGGTGGTACCATGAAAACATACAATATTTTCATCAGCCATGCTTGGAAATACACTGAGCATTACAATAAAATTGTTCAATGGCTAAATGAAGCACAATCGGAAGGTAAGTTTAATTGGAAAAACTATTCCGTTCCAGTGCATGATCCAGCCATAGATCCTAGTACATCGGCCGGTAAGAAAAAGTTAAAAGAAGCATTAGATGCTCAAATTAAACCAGCGTCAATTGTTATCATTCTTGCCGGCATGTATGTAGCCTATAGTGAATGGATTGACTTTGAAATTGATACCGCAGTTTCATACGAAAAATATATTATAGGTGTCGAACCTTGGGGCCAAGAAAAAGTTCCAAAAAAGGTATCAGAAAATGCGAACATCATGGTCGGGTGGAACAAGAAATCTGTGATCGATGCTGTTGCAGCGAGATAGATGGAGTGAATCAATAAATATTTATTACTGAATACCGGCCAAAAACTTGATTGCCATCTCAACCCACAACACTGCCAAGACCTACTCCTGGACCAAGACCAGGACCGTTGTCTCCTAGCAGACTGCCAGTTCGCTAAAAAGAGATTTTCCTCCCCGCTCAGCCACAACGGCCGAACGGGGATTTCTTCATTCCACCGGTTGCCCGGATGCCTTCCGGAGCTCATTTGCCAAAAACTTTTGATGATCCCGGTACTGTAAGCACTGCTTAGCATTATCGTATCGCCCATCCTTTAATGCCTGCTTCATCTGAGCATCAAAATTAAACCAGGCCGGTGATAAGAAGGTTTTAATGATATCATTCGCATCCTCTGGACGCATCGTATATTCCTCCTCTAAGCATTCCGAATACTCCTTCACAACATCAGCCACAAAATCGGTAAACGTCTTCCCCAGCAGCCGGAGCGCGTTTTGCGGATCCGTCCGCCGCGCCGGATCGAGAATATAATGCCCCGTGATGTCAGTTGCCGGATTGAGCCCGTAGCGGTAGCAGCTGTAAGCCATGACCCACACATACCGCTTATACGCTTCCTGATTGTCGATCTTGCCGCCATAGCAGAGCTCCGCGCCACCAGCTGCATCGTTTGCATCGGCTCCATATCTGGCATTGTCCGTCTTCACGTCATAAATGACGTGATATGCCTTCTCCGCCGGACCGGTCAAAAAGGGGATGCATTCGATAATCTCCTTATCATCCACAAAAACATGAGCGGACGAGGACATATCATTCCGGCTCCGTTCGTAGTATGATACGTTGGCCGCGGCCGTTGATCCGGGATTACCGGTATCGTGGGCCACCATAAACCTGCAGCAATCTAGCGGCAGGGAGGGCCGGCGTTTACTTGGCCCCGTTAGATACCGCGGAGTGATCGGGTATTTCATTTTGAAAGAGGTCATTGTTTCCCCTCACCTTTCTGCTGCAGTTGCTCCAAAAACTTTGTTAACGCTGGCGGTAACGGTACACCAAGAACACCCAGGTTTTCGACAACTGACAATCCCTCGCGACCAGAGTAAAAGTACAGAGCGATCGTTCTAAATACCGGGACTTCTCCTCCGATTAACTCGTCCAGCAGTACGGCCAGTGCGATCACTCCCAGCACAACGCCCTTGCGGATGCCGCCCCAAAACATGATCTCGCTGTTAACGGTTTTCGTCTTAACGGCCCCGAGAAGCCCGCTGATATAATCAACAATCATAAGGAATACCAGCACCTTCAGCGCCGTATCCCAGCCTCCCAAGTATTGGCTTGCGATCAAACCAATAAAGGCCACAACTCCACCGATCGCCGTTTCCCCTTTGGTATCTCCAGCTGCGGCCGTAATGACCAATGCGCCTAACTGTCTAATTTGCATAAAATGACCCCTCTCCGCCCTTTTTCCGGGCATAAAAATAACCCCGATCGGCTCGGGGCGGTTCTAAAATTTATTGTGGCACTGCTTGCTGCTCAAGCAAGTATTGCTGGTACTCCTCTTCCCAAATCGCATCCTTGTTCGCTTCGATTAAATAACGAAAAGGTTCGCGCACACGGATGACCGGGTATCTGTACTTACGTACCATGTTAAACCAGTAGCGCTGGTCATTTGCATTCCAAATTGTCTGATCGTATGGATATGGATAAGTCATGCCGGACTACCTCCTTGTATTTGTGATCGTAATTCAGCGATTTCTTGTCGTGCCTCGTCTAACTGAGACTGTAAATCGAAAATAAGATCAAGGGCATAGGTATCTACCTCCTGCATGCCCTGGGTTCGGTCGTCTATGATTATCTGCATTTGCAGCGCGTACTCGTCTATATCCTGCATACCTTGAGTACGGACTTCCAGCATCTGCGACGTGTGCTCGACAACCGTTACCCGGTCTTCAACCCTTACAGGCTGGGGAGTATTTTTGCGCTGCTCGATTTCTTCGGGGGTTAAACCTTCAATCCACTTTTCATTTTCAAAATCCCATTTGGGTAAATGCAAACCTTCTGGGACTTGGACAGCAACTTGATAACCATTAATTACTTTTTCAGTTTCTTCACTATCTTCAATCGTTTTATATTCAATGATTTCCGAAACACCTGTTAATTCATCATTAACAAGTGTCGTTTCAACAAATAATCCATCTACATCAACAATAATTGCTTCTTTCATGTACTCTGCCCTCCCTACCGTTCGGCTTTAAACATCCCATTAATGTAAAATGTTCCGGTGGAAGCATGGATAATTACAACTCTACCGTCACTGTAAATAATCGCTTGTCCTAACGAACCATCATCAGCTTTTACTAATGGAATCCTTGCCCACTCTAACGGTCTATATCCTGTAGGGAGATAAAATGCGGGTACTGATACAGTACCGTTTTTAATCTCTATCTGGATATGGACAAAACCAATACCGTCTTTTAAATAACCAGTAACTACGCTATCCGATTTCACCCATCCATTCAGCAACGTTGGTGTAATCCATTGCCCCTGCACTTTCCTAGCTTTCGTATTCTCCAATACGCTAACCCGTGTTTCAATATCCGCTTGATTGAGTGCGAGCCTGTCCACGATTGTATTTAGGTTCGGGGCATATTCGCCTGAAATTTGTGTTAGGTTGCATGTTATGGTGTGTTGATCGAGTGCAAGGTAAGTGACTTCGTAGGCGGCTGATGGATCGTAGTTAGCATATCTTATATAAGCTCGCTGACCGAGATAAGGAGACTGACTCCCATTAGAATTAATAGTCCACCTTTTATCTTGGATACCATTTTTGTAAATATTCAAGATTTTAGAAGGTCTGTTTTTCAGATTACTACCCGTAACAATGCTGTCGTTGATATATACCCAACTAATAGGAACTGGAGGAACTGTACCTAAAACAGGATTCGCCTTCTCCCTCACAATCATCCCATTACCAACTTCAATTTGATTCAGTCCCTTAAGAAGAGTAATCGCTTCTGTGGAAATTTCTTCTTCGTAAGGTTGCGCAAGTTGGTATTGAAGTTTATAAGGTTTATAGCCCGGAGCTAGGTTATTTACTACATGATCTCTATTCGTGGATGTTGACCCGTCTCCCAAACTAATCCAGTTTGCTGTACCTCCTCCCCCTGCTTTCCAACCGTTAAAGTATGCCCTTAACATGTCGGATGGTGTAACCGTCACAGGAGTTGTCCAATAATTTGTTGTACCGTACCATGCATCTGTCCAACCACTGTCAGCATCGGAAATAGTAATTATAAGGTCGCTATTTGTGTCTGACCCTCCGGTTATCTCACCGAACCATACCTTATCTGCTACGTCTGGGACGGTCAGCATTTTTGTTAGAATTTTTCCGTCATATTTGACGGCATCGAATCCATCAACACCAGGTGCAACATCAGCGTGCGAGAAATAATTGTCAACTCTCACGCGCTTAAATCCGGCTGCATCTTGATAAAACGTCCAAGGAAGCCTACCATCTAAGTCCATCGTCTTAAAACGAGACAACTTAAACAGCTTACCGTCCCTCTGAGTAAGGGAATCATAGACTGTACCGTCCATGTTTGACGCTAAATCCGTTTGGAATACGGTCATATCGTCGCTACGGGGTTGAAATGGCAAAGGGTCGAAGCCAAGGTTGAGCATCGGTTTTTCAAAAGTATACGAACCTGTAGATTCATAGGAGATAATTTTTACAAGTACTTTTGATGTGTCTGCTGTAAAATTAGCCGATTTTCTTGTACCGTCGCCAATTATGCTTAATATGTGAGTAGATGACTCATTTCTACGATACAGCTCAACTACGCCATTTGTTGGAATATTCATTGAAATCGTATAATCTTGATCAATAATTGTTTGAATTTCATACGTCATTTCCTGTTCAGAAGCAGTTGGTCTAAGAGTTACTTTATATGGTTCTTCCACGATGAATGTAGAAGTGCTCGCATGCCATTCAGTAAACGGCGGCAATAGATTTTCCCCGTACCTAATAACATAGGGGTTCTTTATATTCTTTAGATCGTCCACGTATGGGTATTTTGCAGCGATTTGTTCTGGTGTCATACTGTCGATTGCGTTATATTCGGCTTGGGAGATTTCATATAATCGGATACCGTCAACATACCCATATTGTCCAGCACTTCCAGCGGCAAAGACTTCTACATAGTTATTAGTAGAACCTGCCATATCGGAAGGAGAAATTTTAACATATGCTGTGGTATATGTTGTACCTGTAACATATTGACTCCCAACATCCCTTCCTCCGCCTCCATTAAAAAAGTATAATTGAATACCTGTAGAAAGTGTCCCATTTTTTAAATTAGCTAAAAGAATATAATACTTTGATTTGTCTATAACTCCTGTAAAATTCTTATAAATACCCCCACTAGTTAAACCAGTTTGTATTGTAATCTTAATCGCATTATTGCCATATTTTGCATTAGTTGTATCCAAAGAATGTGCGTCAGTAGAGCCATTTAATCTTAACCACTTACTTACATCCTCACAATTACCATCACGCCCCAACAAGTTAACCAATGTCCTGCCGCGGATGTTAAGCACGTTCAGCGGCGTTGTTTTTGGAACAGTGATGATTTGGACGCCATGGGTGAGAGTAATGGGGATGGGAACTGCAAGATCCAGTTGATTATGCGCATCCGCAATGCCCTGCTCAATCCGGTTCAAATCACTTTCCGTTACTATTTCGTCATACTGCCAGTTCGTTTTTGCGTTATAAGGCACTTTTGTTACCCCTCCTTCACGGTGATCGTATGTTTGAGGATCGTGTCCGACGTTACCGGGATGTAGACGTTGTTTGAGCTTACGACCGTACCGCTGGCACTTTTCAGTTCGATGAGCGTGATTTCGCTTACGGATTCGGCCGGGACCAGATATTCCATCAGCAGTGTGCTATCAGTCAATTGTTTGACTTGAAATGTTGAGATTTCATACGTACCGTTCAGTACGGCTTTGGTCACTTTCTCATTCGTGTACTGCGCCAGCTCATTCAGATAGCTTTGAAGGATCATTTCACCTGCACCTCCGTCCCACGATCGGCGAACGCCGTACGGCCAACCCGCCATGATGTCGAAAGTCGCGTCCGTCGTGTCAGTTCCGCCTTCCATATGTGTTCTTCCAGCGTAATCCTGTCCGTCAGCGACGTCGCTTGGATATAGACCAGGTTCGCCGGCTTGACCGCATGGATCGTGTACTGGATTTCTTTGAAAAAGGCCGCATCCGGGATGCTCAGCGTTACTTTGAGCACAAAGTTCTGAACGTCGACTTCAATCGTGGCCCGACCGGCACCGATGAGGAAATCGAGCCGTCCTTGCAGGTAGCGAACTGTAAACGGCGGTTTGGTCGAATACCGATTGATAAGTCGCTTTCGCCGAAATTCTAGTGTTTCTGTCGTGGTATCCGCCCGGATCCCGAGCTGCAGCTCCCGGCGCTTGATTGCTTGTTCGCTCGCGGTGTCGACGAACTGATCATCAAGTAGTTGGGTGACTGCATCGGCGAGCGCATCGAACTCCGCGTTCTCTGCTTGGGTCAACTCCAAGAATTCCCGGATGTCGTGATACAGTTCAGGGAGGTAAGAGATCAGGTTAGCCGACATTGATCGTCACCGTCCCCAACATCGGGATCTGCTCACTCTGCAGTTCGAGATTGGCAGCCACACCGTTCAGGGTTGTGCCCGCGACGTCCGTCACGCCGTCGACTGTCAGAATGCGTGCCTCGATCTGGCTGACCCGCACGATCAGGTTATCCTCGTCCGCCCACATCTGCCGTAACGATAGCAGATAATCTCTGATGACCGATTCAATCTCTCCCTGCACCTGGCCGAGCGTTACGCCGCTTTGCAGCGTCACCGTAGTCGTAACATTGACCGTCACGCCCTGCACGCCGGCGATGGTTACTTGGTGGCCGATCGGGGCCAACCCTAACCCCTGGCCGCTATTCTGAACAGGATCAATCGCCGTCTGTACCTCGTCTATCAGCGCCGACGCCGGAGGGTTGTAATCGGCGGCGATGATTGTACATTTGACCGTTCCGCCGCCCTGCCAAGCAGGGAACGGCTTCACCCCTCCAACACCCGGAATGCCGCCAATCTTCTGCTTATAGTCCGCCACGTTCCCGCCGAACGGCTGCTCGCGGACGGCTTCGAAGTACCGTTTCCGAAGCGCCTCGTCCGACTCCTCGTCCTCTCCTGGGACGAGCACGTCAGCCAATTCTGCCCGGGACAAACCCGCGACGTAGTCGATCGGCAACATAGCCCCGAATTGCTGGTTCCCTACGGCTCCGGCCGTTTCACATTCCAGCGAGAACTGGCCTGCGGTCAGCCGCTCGATTACGCGGTAATTCAGCCCCCCGATTGAAAAGCGGCTGCCGACCGGCACGTCCAGCGGGACATCACCACTACCGTAAAACAATCCCTTCCGCCGCGCTTTGGTCGCCGGTCTCCGCTCGATTCCGAACTCGGTCGTCCGCCGTGCGAGCCATTCACCGGTCGCGGTATCAGCAAAGGAAAGATTCAGGATGATGTCGAGCTCCGCATACATTTGCGCCAGTTCCGCCGCGGCTGGCGCCAGTGCGTCATAGATTATGCTGCCTTCTCGCTTGTCCACGTCGTTCGGCACGCGGTCAAGCATTCGTTTCAGAATAACTTCGAATGTCATGTGTTCATACAATGCCGGTCACCTCCTGCGCCGCCTCGAAGCGGCCAAAAGTCGAGACAACAGCGAATTCAACGTGCGCGGTATCCCCGGCAAATGTAATCTGGAAGTCTGTCACGTCTGTAATTCGGTCGTCCTGCATCAGCGCCTCCCGAATCCGGCGTTTCAGTTCGGACTGCACGTATGCCTGGCCGGGGCCCGCAAACCGCTTCAGCTCGACACCAAAATTCGAACTGTAGACCAAAAAGGCGAATCGCTCCGTCTGCAATATTTTGAATACCGCCTGCCGGACCGCATCCAAGCCGTCAACCATTCCGGTCACCCGGCCGCGTTCGAAGTCCAGTTTCCATGTCCGAGACGGTTGCTGTATCGTTGTCGTACTCTGTGCCTGGATTTGCCCACCCGTCGGAATCATGCGCTCACCACCTTGTCCAAAATCAAGTATTTCTGCCCGCCCTGCATCCGGAGCAGCACCACATGATCACCCGCCTGCAAGCCAGGTCGTATGACGATTGGCTGCGTTAGCGCTTCTTCCGCCGTTCCGCTGGTCATGATATGGGAATGCCGCAGGTCGATCTCCAGCCGCGTCAGCGATTCCGGCACAATCAAAAAATCCGCATCGAGTGTAAAACGTTGATCTACGTTTACCTCTAGCGGATTTGTCTTTGTCACTTCGCCGTACATGACGGCGACTGGGTTCCCGGCTTCCATCGCCGAAAGGGCGGCCTGTCTAATCGCGTTCAACATATCATATCACCTTCAACGTCAAACTCATGGTATGATCAGCACCGTCAAAGCGGTGCGTCACCTCGTCCACCATCATCGGTTGGTTGATGCCAAGCGATTCAATGATGATCGGAACGTACATTCCGGCACGAACCCGGATGTCGCCGATAGCATCGATTTTCAGACTCTTCTGCTCCCGGTTTTTGAGTTGCATCAGCTGCGTCAACATCTCGTTGATCTGGGCAGCGTTCTTTTCTTCGTCGACGCTTTCGTAAAGTTGTAGCAGTCCCCACCGGGCGATATATGCGCTATCCTGGGCAATATAGACTTCGCGCTTTTTAGTGTCCTTGTTGTCGCGGTACAACTTAATCTTGTTGTACGTGTCTTGATCAATGTCACGTCCATAATCGTAACCGGTCATCAAGCTGCCGTCACCGATGTAAAAACCGGCCTGAAAACTGGTCACGTCCCGTAGCGACAACTCGCCGAAGTCGTCGAAGAATACGAAAAACCGCCCCGTGGCCGACATGGTGAGCGTGTTCGCTTTCTCAATGTCGTCCAAAAGCGTTTGCCCGTCCTCGACCATGGACGGGATCCGGTAACCGGTGTCGTCGATGCGACCAACCTTCAAGTTGAAATCCGCAGCGATCTTCCGAATGACATCGCCGGTCGTGACGTTCTTGATCACATACGTATCTTTGTTGAGTAAGTACCTCACTTGGTCGTATGCTTTGATGCTGATCTCTGCATCTTGGTTGGTCTTTATGCTGAACACATACCCGTAGAACGCATTTACGTCGCCCATCCGAAACCGGACAATATCGCCGTTATTAATCGCGAACGCGCGATCCTGATAGATACCGCTGTCGATCAGCGTGAAATCAACGCTTGCTGGCCGGCCTACCCGCGTCGTCGTCCAGGTTACGTCCGTCACGATCTCCGAGAGATCCCACACGTTGCCGTCCTTATTATCGAGCAGGATCTCAAGCATAAGCTGCACCGCCTTGTTCCGGCAGTTTCAACGTCAGCCCGACCGGGAGGGATTTGAGCTGCGCATCTGTTAGTCCGTTCAAACGTTGGATTTCCCGCCACCGGCTGCCATCGCCTAACACCTTCTGTGCTACTTTCCACAGGTTGTCGCCGGCTGTCAGTGTGTAGGTTTTCGACGGTTCGCGGTCGTCCGGACGTTTTGGCCCCTCCTTCTGGATAGCTGGTGCCCCATCCTGCTGCTGCGCCACCTGAACCCGCCGGGCGGCGTAAAATCGGTATTCTTTCAATTTCAATGAAAATTGAATATCCCCTGGGCTGCCGGCGACTTCTTTCCATTCGAACCCTTCGACGCTTGCGGGTGTATTGATTTCCATTGTCGATCCGACGTACACGAACCGGATTGGCCGCTTGGTCTCCCACCACTTCAGGATGTAGTCGACGTATTCCCGCGGCTGTAGCACGATCGACGCCGTAATAAACGGATACGGTTGGGCTGGGAATATGCTCTCAATCGTGTACTCGGCCAAGCCACGATCTTTGATAACGTTGATCTTTCCGAGGCCGAAAACGTCGTGCCCGGTGCCGTCACCGTTTATGCTAGGCCCGATCTCACGCGGGAGGATCGGCAGCTCGAAGCCTTCCTCTTGGTTGTTCCAGCTGAGCCAAATTCCATACTTCATTTACACCATCCTTTCATGCAGGAATGCTCCCCGCCCTGTCGAATATTGGAAGTTGACCTAACTTACCAAATTCGAGGAAGGGAGAGTAAAAACTATGAAAAATGATCCGTTTGAGCATATAAGACGTATTCAAGAGATGATGAATCGAATGAATATCCCGTTGCAACAGATTCAAAGGCAAATCGATATGATACAACCATTTAATGAGCAAGTACGAATGGTGCAACAAACCTACGGTCCTATGCTCGATGCAATTCAACGACAACAAGATTTTACGAAAGCAGCTTTTTTAGGGGCGGAGTTACACAGCCGCTTTTTTAAAAATCATGAATGGCTGTCAACATGGGATAAACTTGCAAAGTTAAAGAATCCTCAAATTCCAATTCCCGATGCGATTTATCCCTACATTGAAAAGTTATCTAACACCGTCCTTAATCTTATGCCGCAAGAAGATCAAAGTGATTTAATAGCATCTCTTACCGTACGCTCCACTGATGAGTCAAAAGCTCAACCACAATGGACATGGGAGACGCTGAAATGGTTTTTAAATCTCGTTGTACCCATAATCATCACGATTTTTCTTTCAATCCAAAGCTCTGAACAACTTGAACACCATCACCAAGAAGAAATGCAACAAAGAGAACGTCATCATCGCGAACTCATGGAACAAAACGAACGCCATCATCAAGAGGTAATGGACGCATACTCTTCATTAATGGAAATCATTGAGCCTTATCTTCTAAGCGATCAAGATAAGCCCGAAAACGAGACTGAAGATCCTGGATATCTTGAGTAATTGTTTCGCTTCGCACGGCATCCAATTGAACTTGCTGTTCAATCCGATCAACTAGTTGACCGTATTTCTGGTTGATCATTTCTTTTTCTTCAATTAGCCGTTCGTACCGCTGATTGAGCTTTGTTTTTTCATAGTTATTCCACAGCCCCCACACAACGAAAACTGCCATTAAAACAACTATAAAGCTATAAAATTGTTGCATTTTCTTACCCATTGCATTCCCTCCTCATTAGCCGTACACCCCGCGCGCAGAAGAAGCGATCTGCTCGGTCAACGCCGTTTCGATCCGCGCGATGATCGTGTCGACATCATATCCGTTTTGGATCGGACCGGTCTGAACACTCACCGTCGGCGTCAGCGTCACGAAGTTCTGGATGTTCTTCATCTCGGCCAGCTCACGCATTACCTTAAGGTCTTCGCTGGATATGTCCACGGTATCGTCAATTTTACCGACCGATCCAACACGATCCACATTTGCGATATCCCCCTTGCCTCCGGGCAATTGGAATCCATCGAGCGCCGAAGCCATTTTATTAACCATACCTTGGCCAGCTTGGAACCCCGTATTAAAAGAACCCGCGTAATCGAGTTGATTCATGCGGTACTTTGATAAATCGAATACATCTTTGTTGCTGGTCGGTTTAAACTTATCGATAGCACTTGTATCGACTGTTGATATTAAAGCAATTTCCGTCTTTTTTATTTTGTTAATTGCCTCAATAACCCAGTTAATCCCTTTGATAATGCCATTAATAGCGCTCCAGAAGTAATCAGCAATATTCTTAGATAGATCATAAAAGAGTTTCTTTACGGCATACACAGGGTCAATAAACAAATTAGCAAAGAATTCGACAAATGCTAAAAGCGTATTATAGATCAAAGCAAAGGTATTTTGAACAGCTGCATATAGTATATAGAAAACGCCAACCACAAAACCGACCATTTGCTGCGTTGTGACACCAAAGTGGCGAAGTGTTGCGGTCAATACAACTATAGCGCCTATGACCAAAGCAATAGGCCAGTTTAAAGTAAGCCAGGCGGCAACCGCTTGATAGATGGGTACAAGCATTTGCCACAAAGCCGCTGTTATCATAGGCAGATAAACTACGGCAAGACTTAAAACTGCCGCGGTAATTTCCGGCCAGTATTGAACCGCGACACCATAAAGGAACATGCCCGCCTGCGCTGCACCATATAACATGTTCGCTACGAGCCATATACCAGCGTTAAGAGCCTTAAAAAATGGATCAAACTTTCCGGAATCCAATGAAGTGGTGAATAAGTCAAAAAGCGGAGCAAGAGCTGCAAGCCCGTCGGCTCCCGTCTGCGCTAGTTGAAACCGGAAGGTTTGAAGGATCTTCTGCCACTTTGCAGCCGGTGAATCAAGCATCTTTTCGAAGGCTTCCTGCGTCATGTTTTGCTGGTCAAGAAGCTTATCCATCCCCTTAATAAAACCATCAAGGTCACCGGCTTTTCCCGCCTTGAGTGCTTCACTGTTCTGGATCATGCTACGCCCCATATTGAAACGTTCCACGATTGATGTGTAATCCCCGCTCAGAAGTTCTTTCATGGAGAATGCTGCTCCCTCAAGTCCTTCAGCCGGATTAAGTTTAGCCAAACGCATCGCCAGCAGGTTCATATCAGCCAGTTTCTTAGGGTCCAACGTGTTCGATATGAACGACATCGTACCCGACAGCGCCTCATCAACGTTCTGACCAAACTTCAGGGCTTGTTTTGTGATTTGGTCGAAAATAGCACCTCCAACTGCCTCGTTACCGGCCCGCGCACTGAAGGTATCAATCATCTGCTGTTGCTGCATGGCTCCCACGACGGTTGCCTCCCAGGTCCTTCTTGCAGCCTCAAATGTAAGATACGCAGCTGCAATCCCCCCGATTGTTCTCTTGAGATCGCTGGCAGTATCCTTCCCCTGCTGGACGGATCGATTAAACTTTTGCTGCGCCGCATTCGCTTGATCGATAGCTTGACGAATATCGGCCTCGGCTGCCGCGATCCTCTGCTTGGCCGCGGTGAGCGTTTTATCAATATTCACGTTTTTATCCGTTGCCGCCTGCATTTGATGCATGGTTGAGATCATCAAGTTCATACTCTGCGTAATGTTTTGTAGCGGCCTCGACATGGCGTCAAAAAGTTTCAAGGATGATTGTACAGTAGCCAAACGAAACCCTCCTTCCTGGCATAAAAATAGCGCCTGGAAAGAGGCGCATTATCTCCGGCGTCTTCCGGAGGCTTTTTTCCTGCTTTTAGCCTCCGCAGCGGACCGTTTCTCTTTTTCAATCCGTGCTTTAATCATCCCAATCAGTGCGGCTTTCTTTCTTCTGGGAAGAGCAGCAAAATCCCAAGGCATTACTCCATATTCATTGAGGGCGAAATAGGCATATACTGTTTCGCCGTCGCCCTCGTCGATTAGTTTTTTACTTCTTCCGCCAGATCGTTAATATCTTTATCGAACCCATTAATCTCCTGAATCTTGCCAATTAGGCCGGCATACTCTCCGGAAAGCAGCATCTTCCGAATTAGTACATCTGCACCTCGAACACCGTAGGACTTTTGGAGTTCGGCATCGTTAAGATTCGGGTAGACAACGCAGGCTGCAGCCAGTTTCGCCAGGTATTCGCTGGTATTCGTCTCTGGAACCATAACACCGTTTTTTCCCTTGACCTTCCGTGTAGCGGATGCACGGATCGCGTCGTTCTCTTCCTCGGAAATAGGACGGAACTGCCAATGTATCGGTTTACCTTCCTTGTCTTTAAACCGCTCTGAAACAACAAACTCCTCGGTTTCCGGAACGGCAGCATTACCTGCAAAAAATACACTTAAATCGCTCATATGATTGAACCTCCGTTATTTATTCGCTTAACCCAGCGTAGGGTCTGCAAAAAGATCAGGCATATCAATATCTTCCCAAGTGAAATCAATGTCTTCGTCGAGCTCGTCCGCATCGACGTCAAGCGCGGCCATCACGACGCTGTCGAGGTTAACACCCAGTAAAGTGACCGTTTGCCTTCCGATCGTTGAATTGGGATCCTCATTCACGATTGTGATGTCAAAATAAACGTCTTTACCTGTTTTGATGTAATCGTACATCATCTTCCGGAACATGCTGGTGACATAATAGATCGTCATGCTGCCGGTACCACTCCAACCGGCTGCCTTACGCTGCGTACCGCGCTTGCCGAGTGTCTTAATGTCGCTTTTTTGCTTCTCGGCAGTTGCCCGAAGATTCCGGAGGTAAAACATTTCATAATTCAGGCCGTTAATGGTTGCATGCGCCCGGCCTTCCTGCCCGGAGATAATGTCACCCGCTTTAAGGAATCCCATGATTACCGCACTCTCACTTTCATGTAGACTTTTTCGATTGCATCAACCGGCTGGACCCATCCATCGACAAACACAGCGTCTGCCTCTTCGCCTTGAGCAACCCTCACATCGTTCTGAGCATCGAAGTTTTGAATAGCCCCGATACCTTGGTAGGTCTCTGCTAACTTCACGCATTCTTTGCGGAATAAATTACGACCATCTGCGTTGTTATCGACTTTCCCGATGTAAAACACCTCATAAGTTCGTTTCCAATCGTTTGCGAGACCATCAAGAGCCCGAAGCGCACGATTCTTTCGGAAGTGTTTTCCTTTAGTCGGCGTGAAGCTTTTAAATGTGTTGATGTCCTGCTCCACGATTGCCTGACCATTATTAAGCGTGAACAGGAATTCACCATTATTCAAAGCCGCAATGATTTGGCTATTCGTGTAACGCGGATTTGCGTCAACAGCATCATCGTAGGCCGAATACGTAAGTGATTGATTAGCCGCAGCAGCAGCTGTAGCTCCTGCCACCCATGCCACTGCTTGTGCGGCCGTAAGCGCGGTCCCATCTGCCAAGATGACACCATTTTTAACGCTGATGACTCCCTCGTAATCGGCCGTAGGGTAGTTTTCCATTACCACTTGAATCTTTCGGCCCTCATCGTCTCTCAAGCGTTTTGCGAATGCAGCGTACACGCCCTTAAGCGCGGTGTCAGTGCCAACGTATGCAGCGGTATTGAATTCATAAAGTTCAAGAGCAGCCAGGAAATCGCTATGATCCTGATTTGTCACTGTTCCATCGACTCCGCCATCTAGGGGTGTGCCAGCCGTCGGGGTCAGTGTGCCGGTTCCCGACCAATCGATCCAAGCGTTGCCCGTAAGTCCGGAGATATCGGAGACAGTTTGCAAATCTACCGGGGTGTTTGATACAAGCGTAATAACATCAAATTTCGCAGGATCATCAATATTCGTCTGAATAACAATCTTCAGATCATTCCCTCGGACGCCACCGTATTTTGCTGTTGCAGTGAGGGTTCCGACGGTAACGGTAGCCTTTGTCCCGGTGTTCAACCGATACAAAAGCAGCGTTCTTGTTCGCTTCAATGCTTCCTTGACAAGCAGTAGCACCGGAGCCGTAATATCGTATCCAAGTTTTTCGAATACGTCATCGCCGGCATTGATTTCTTGAATCACCTTTGGAGCCCCCCAAGGAAGGGGCAAAGCGATTGCAGCTATCCCGCGCTCACCGAGTGTGCCAAGGGATTGCCCTACACTCTCAAAGTTGATATATACACCCGGCCGGACTTTATTTTGAACCGTAAATGTACCACCAGCCATTGATTACTCCGCCTCCTTTTGCAAAAATTCTTTAAGCAGGTGATTAATCTGCTCGGTCGTGTATGTTTCCTCATCCTCAAGCAGCGCGTTTAGCACATCTTTATAAGCTGCATATTTTGCGGATCCGAGAAACTGCTGCTTTGTGTAACCTGCTTCCAAAGCGGAGACCGATTCTGCTGAAGAAGTCTCAGCAGACTGTTCCGCGATTGGTTCCGGACTATCAAGTATATTTTCTTGTAATTCCACCAACGTTGTGGCATTTTTTTGTTTAGCCATTTTTGAAATTCGCCTCCTGTTCCAGCGTCCGCATTTTCGTTTCCGCCGCTTTTGTCCGGATGACGTGGAAATCATAGTCGACAAAGAAGTGCAGCACACCGTCAACAATTTCGTGCTGCATATTATTTCCTCGGACAGCTCCACCTGGGACATTGATATATTCGATTCCGTCATAAAGAGCATCAGCAGTAGCATGAAGCTCCTCGTTGGTTTGCCCAAAATAGTGGATGTCGAAAGGATGACTACGGCGATACCGACGATTTATAACACGAGATTGCTTCGTTGTAAGGAGCTTAACGAAAAAACGACTTTGACCAAGCCCCTGCTTTATTTCCTCGCCGGTGACCTTCACATCCGGGAAGAGCTGCTTCAGTTTGCTGATCACCCCATCGCGAACATCGTTAACCGTTACACTCATGTGTCATCACCCTTCCCGCTCCGGCGGCCGTTCATGAGTTGATTCAGTAGTTCCATCTGCCGGCGTTCCAGATATCGCGGCAGCTCCCGCTCAATCTCTTTCATTGAGATGGTCATCATGAACCGGCCTTCCACCCATTCTGTTAGCTCTTCGCCCGTGCGGTGGCCGTACTCCACGAAAGAGGCGTACTCGGCATTGTTAAAGATCTCTATAACGTAAGCATCCCCGTGTCGTTCAACCCTGCCCACCATCCAATTCCTACGGAGTTCCCCGGTATCAACAGGCGTACGCTTTTTGATTTTCCTTTCCGCTCGGTAAGCCATTTCGAGAAGAAAGTCCCGGATAAACCGCTCAATGACACGCTCGTCCAAGGTTTTCTTGAAATTCTCGGCCAAACGTTCGACATCACCGAAATCAAAACTGCCCCACTTGGTCATTATGCGTAACCCTCTCGCTGCAGGCTTATCTCCTGGTGCGTTGAATACGGTGGGAATGGTTCTCCGGCAGTATAAACCCATATTCGCCCTGTGCTGCCACGTGTGACAGCTACTATATCCCCCTGCTGAATAATGAGCTCCGGAGCGATGAATAGTTTCGCCTCGTACTGGATGTCGTTTTGCGCTTCGGTCTGATCATTTTTGGCAAATCCCGTTTGAGAGAGGTAGCAGGGTTGATCTGTATAGACTGGGATCGGATCGGGCGTAAGAACCGTCTCTCCAGACGGCTTTTGAATCTCAATGTGCCGGCTGATGGTCGCCCGATCCGTGTACATCCGCTCGATCGCTTTTCTGTGCTGGCTAACGTTCAAGACTACCACCTCAGCTTCCGGTAACGGTTCAAGTCCGTGCGGTAACTCAATACGATCGAGTCTATTGACGTTTTGTTCGTCGTAATTTTCGTCGTCGTGTCGCCTATCTTTGTCTCGGCTGTAACGCCAAGAGCCGCTTCAATTTCCGGAATAGTTGGATGTTTGACCTTAAGCACATCAATGACCATTGAAGCCCAAACGAACTTTAGTCTGTCCGGAACCTCGGCCACATTGCAATGATTCAAAATACGCTGTTCCAGCTCTTGAACGTACGAACTGATAAGTGCATCATGTGCACTGTCCAATAGCTGTAGCCGGCTTTTCACTAACTCAATCACATCAGCGTGATTAATTGCCATTACCCGCGCCGCCTTTAGACGCCTGAATCAGCATAAGAATATCATCCTTTTTGGTAGCATCCCCCAAGTTAATGCTATTCTGATCTGCATATTCCTTTAGTTCTGCGACGGTCATTCTCTCTATAGGCTTTGCATTCAGGGAATCCAGATCCGGATTAGACTCCTGTGTTTCTTCCACCTCGTAAGAATCCAGATCTGGATTAGACTCCTGTGTTTCTTCCACCTCGTAACCATGTTCGCGGAACCATTGCAGAAGATAGGGGTCAGAACATTCCCCAACCCCATTGACGAAAGAAACACCAGCCGATACGCCGGTGTATTGTTTATTAGGCGCTTGGATTTTTGCCATTTGCGGCGTCCTCCTTTAGTTTACTTTCAGCTTGCGCATGACGCCCGCTGCTTTCGTTGCTTTGAGAGCTACGGCTGCAACCATTTCGACTTCACCCTTCTTCACTGCTCCGGCAGTACTAAAGTCAGGCAACCAGGTACGCACAGGCGGTTGTCCGGCCATCGAAATACCGTGAAAACCATCCATGCCAAGTCGAACAGCGTACAAGCTCGTTTCCCCTGTTGTAGCATTGATTGGGATGACAAGAGTGTTCGTCCCCGGCTTTTCACCCACATCAACGAGCGGAATTCCGTCGTATGTTTCGATATTCCGTCCGAAATCATCTTTCGTTTCCGAATACATCCCTGCTCGGCGGGCACATGCACGGATCTTGGCACGGAGTTTGTTGTTCATCAAGAGTCCCGACGGTTTGCCATCCAGACCGCTCAAGAATTCGTCGATTGCGTCCAAGAAATACTTGTAATTGGTATCGATCGCCGCGGACGTGGACAGGTCAATTGCAGTCGTCGGATTGTATTCTGTAGAGCTGGCCGCAAGGGCCTTTTCTAATCCATCAAACGCATTAGCATCGACCGCGCTATCGCCATTGATGACGGTATCGTTAAATAGCGCCTGAGCTGCCTTAACTTTTTGTTGCATTTGTAGGGCAACCTCGCTGACAATGCCGCCCATATTGGCGATGATCCGGTCGATTTCAAATGCTCCACCGAATACCTTAAGATCAGCGTTGTATCTTTGCTTGGTGACTTCTTGCGGCGCGTATTCCGTATTGACCGCACGGAAGCTAGCTGTCGGCTGGGTGATTAAACGGGTGTAGCCGTACGTCATCGTGGCACCGCCACCGGTCGGAGAAACCACGTCATCAAACGTGAGATTGTTTAGAAGCCAGTTTGATTTACGGAATTCGTCGATAACTCCAATTTGCAAATCGTCTTGCACGTTTTTCTTTGCTTCTGCCAATGTAACGGGCATTGTTCTTTACCTCCAAGTTTTATTTTTGGGTGCTGATATAATGCGCAGCAACCGCTTCGGCAAGGCTTTGCGGCTTGGGTGGATCATTTTTATCAAGACCATCAGCCGGTTTGGCGCCTTTGAACTGCGGTTGTTTGGTCTTGTCGTCCGGCTTTTCGACAAACAAAAAAGCCTTGCTCGATTGCAGGGCTTTGATTTGATCTTCCAAACCGCTTTTGATGCTGCCGGCATCGTCCAGTTCGATTTTCGTTTTGTCCAGCAGACCGGCCACGATATCTGGGTCATGTACCTTTCCAGAGAGGACCAGTTTAACCGCTGTATTTAACCTCAGTTCTTTGACTTCGGCCTCATACTTTTCTTTTGCCGCCTTGTTATCCGTCTGAAGCTTTTCGATTTGCTCCTTCAGGGCAGCGTTATCGCCGGCGGACTTTTTCAAATCGTCAAGCTGTTTGTCACGATCTTTCAAATCCGTTTCAAGCTTCTTCCTCGCTTCCGACAAGTCGTTATACTGACTTTTCGGAACAAAATGCTTCGGCAGCTCTTTATTGATTTCGCCGATCGTTTCATCCAACTTGGACTCGTCCAATCCAGCTTTTTTCAACATTTCTTTCAACCAATCCATTTATGATCATCCTCCATAGATTTTTATAGCTGCTCTCCAGCTGAGGGATTAGCCGTTATGCTCCGAGCTGAGCACGCCTAGTTTAACGCCATACGACAGGGCATAAGAAAGGGCCCTGGTTGTCTCATCCAGAGCCCAAACAAAAAGCACCCTCGTTAGATTCGAGAGTGCTTCTTATGCTTTCTTTTCTTGTTCTTCGTCCTCATCGAAAACCTTTCGAATAAAATCCTGAACGAACTCTTCGCCTTGTTTATCGAAATCAAGATTCAGCGGACGATCGTCAAAACCTCCGATCTTGTTTTCTTGCTCCTTCGAATTCTTCGACATACGTCCACCCCAATTCTTTCGCAATTTCTTTAAGCACAGTGTTATCCCAATATTCCTCTTTTGCCGTTATAGACATCGTACCATACTGCTTTGATTTTTGTAAATCTGCATCGACTTTACGAGCTACCTGTAACATGATCTCTTTCAACATGATTTGATCCACGGTGTTTCCGTTCGTTGAGACAAAGGATACTCCACCGTCATGACCAACTGCAATAAGATGAGAGATTGATGGGTATTTACCAAGATTTATAATGTCTTTAATATTAATCCTTGTCCCACGAGGATGATTATGGGTGACGATCACGGAATTGGCTGGTGCTTCGAGCAGCGCTTTATGCATCTCTTGACTAAATTTAACTTTATCGATAGTGCCTGTGGTTCGTCCCAGTTCATCACCCGTTATAGAATCTAATACAACTGCAATTTCTCGGGATTCTTTGTATCCTTGCCGGGCAATACTGCGGTTAAAATCGGCGACTTTTTCAAGCACCGATTCAGATACACCAGGAAGATCCGCATAATAGCTTGCCTTTGGGTTATATTTACGATTGAACCCGCCTTCCGGTTCCATGAGTAACCCGGATTCATCGACATAATTCTTTTTCCACTCGGGATATGTAATATCCCCCCGAACGTAATATGTCTTCCCTTCCTCATCCTTTGCGATCCGTTCACCCACATTGATCTCATCTTCAAAGTACGGTACAACCGTTGTCCGGCAGCGAGTATGGAAGGGTGGATAATTGACCCCTACTTGCATCTCATTGAGATTGAATACCCGACCATCCATGCCTCTGCATACTTGGCTGGTTCGTCCGTCTAATGTGGCCAGAATCTCGTATTGCCTGCTGATGCCGCTGGCCTTGTATCCGGCCATCGTCGCTTGGCCGGCGAAAAACGCGCTTTCGGTCTGTACAAGCCGCTCCGCATTGGAACGCGATACACTCATACGTTCCATCAGGTCTTTAACCGTCTTATCAACCTTATCCCCACGGATAAAAGACTGAGAAAGCTTTGTCCGGAGCTCATTGATAAGCTTATCCCGGTCTCCCCATATTCGTTTACTCCAGTTCGAGCCTGCGAATTCGGTAGACAGGACTGTTTCAAGCCCTTCAGCATTCACTTTGGCAAAGGAGATTCCTAATCCATTACCTTTTTGTATCTCGAAAAGGGTTCGGTAATAAGTATCCTCGTAAATATCGCCCAACAGCTTCTGAGCGCCTCGCTGACGGTTCTCAGCCAACATTTCGACCTGATGCTTGATCTGAACAAGCAGCGCCTCAAAACGGCTGATACGCGTTTTGTAATAAACGTTATTAAGCTCTTGCGTCCATCGGCCATCCTCATTATTTTTCGCTTTACTCCGAAACTCCGAAAGCGTCATCTTGAACTCTTTAAGTTCATTGCCGGAGAGGAGCTGGCGCGCCTCTGCCATACTGATCTCGTTATTGATCGCGAACCGTTGATAGAACACCTCGATGTCCCGACGAATACTCTGCATGGCCCGGTCATACTCACGTCTTAAATCCGCTTCATACTGGTCCGCTTTGTCGTATTGCCTTTTAGCGATCTGCTCACTGCGCTTCCGCCAGTATTCAGCCGATTTCATGTCGCACCAACTCCGTCAAAAGGCTGTTCACGATTTGGATCACGACTAATTTCTTCGTAAGGATCCGCTGTTTCTGCCTCTCGTTGTTTCTCCATCCGTTTCATCTCATCCTTTGTATTTGTAACCCATGGATGGTTTGCGACGATTGTCTCATCCGAGATGATGCCGACGCTATTCTTGGCGTTCGTGATTGCATCGGTTTCGTTAATAAGAATATCGCGGTTGAAAATGATTTCGACGTCCTCGTTACTAAAGTCGCCTATACCGCTGTTGTTCAAATGTTGATCAATAAACCAAAGAAGCTGCTCCAAACTGGCTTGAAACTCGGTTTCGATAATATTGGCATCCATGTCGAGATCCGCGTATAAAAATTTGAGCGATATGCCAGATGGACTACTTCCGAGATCCGTAGCTTGCGTATCCACGCCCCGGCCGAATTCATATATGTCCTTTCGCAAGAGCTCGAGGTGATTTTTCATTGCTTCTGTATTGATTTCAAGGTTGAGAGTATCTACACCGCCTCCTCCCGTGACTTTTACGGCCCGGTACGCCGCTAAGTTCTGCCTGAACTTAGCCAAATCTTCATCATCGTACTCCTTCAGCACATAGATCGAATTCGGTAGATCCGTTAGGTTATTGCTGTTGTCTGAGGTTTGAAGGTCGTAATCGTCCACAAGTGACTTAATGAACTTGATTAAAGGTTGTTCCTCATCATTGTATTTGAAACAAACAAACGGAACTCGCTCCCAGTTGTAATGTCGCTCTTTACCATCGGCATCGACAACAGAAAAATGACTGTCAACATCACCAGCCTCAACATCGGGGAGTAGCCCTGCAGATGTATTTAGTGTTGAATCTCCGGTTCCCATTACATAACGTCTTACACCCTCATGGTTCCAGAATTCTACTTTGGTGACGATTTTTTTAGTCGTCCCCTCATAAGTCTCCACCTCATAGACCCGGATTATCGCATCTAGCTGAGTATGAGCAGCATCTTTCCATAGAGGTATGACCTCATTTGGCGGCAGACGCTTGAAGGCGAGTTTATTTTCGTCATAGTAGACTTGTAACCACCCGCGGCCTTTGTTGATCGCGTCCTTGCCTATATTTTTCATCAGCCGTAGGAATCCTTTATCAAAAATCCCTCTTAACGCTTCGTCGTAGGTGTTATTCTTAGCTTGGATCGATATCGGCTTAGAAAGAAGATATCCTACCTTCTGGTCAACCAATTTGCGGACGATAGAATGTACTAGTTTGTTGTTTGCAAGATTCTTGTCCTCAACCTGCTGCCCGTCCATTCCAATAACTAGCCGTTTACGCTTTAGTATGTCGTGATCGCCTTCGTAATACTTTTGCCCAGTGACCATCCAGCGGAGCTCATCAGATTTCTTCCAGGAATCGATCTCCATTTTAATGATTTGCTCGGTCGTCATGGCCGATGCTGCACCAGCGGCTAAAATTTTGCTGATATCCAGTTGTTTCACCTCCCTTTTCGGCAGACATATGTACAAAATATTTGTTTTTGTGAATATGTCTAAAAAAGAACTCTCGATATTCGGCCATTTTTAACCGTAATCGGCGATTTGCCTTCCGTGAAACAATCGAAAAAATAGGTCAAAAATCGAGATTCACGATCTTTGATTTTCTCCCGATTTCTCCGTTTTACATGCTAATCAAATGAGACGCCTGAAGGCTTGCGAATTTGCTCCATAGCATACCTCAATGCGTCCAAGGCGTGATTGAAATCGTCAATCGGCCGGTTCAGGAAACGCCCACTTTTGTCCTGGTCCCATACATAACTTGATAGCTCCATGCTAACGTTTGGGCAGCGGAATTTATGAACAATGATTTCGTATTGCTGCAAATACTGAATCCCTGTATTGACGCTATCGGGTCCTTTATCAGCTGGCCGTATCCGATGTATCCCGTACCCTCGGATTTCGTCGATGGACTTTGGTTCCGATGAATCCGCAATGATCCGCTCTTTGGCATACCCTTTACGCTTAATCATCTCGGCAATCTCGTTATTTTTCATGGCGTGCTCATAGTGCTCATCGAAAATGTACAGCTTTTTCAAACTCTTGTTTACGAGAGCTGCAACAAATGCGCTCGGGTCGTTCGTATATCCAAAGTCCAGTCCAAAGATAGCCTTGTAACCTGGAAGCTTGGCAATCTGTAGCCAATCGAATTCTTCCTCACGCCAATTTTCATATATGGCCCCCTCTGCGATGCCCCAATTCCCCTCACCCTCGACGCGGTGTCGTTTGGGCTTTTGCTCGCGCATCCATTCGAATAGAGCCCGGTCATCATCACCTAAGAACTCATTGCATTTATAAGTGGTGGTCAAAGCCAATGTATTCGGGTTTTCGGCATCAAAAAAACGCCGTTTCAGCCAGTGTTTTTCATTCCACGGGTTGAAAGTCAGCGTCAGTTGTTTGAAATATCCCTCGGGCAGCTCGCCGCGAATGGACATATCCACCTTATCAAAATCATCTTCATTCAGGATCTGATAGGCTTCTTCTACCCATACCCAGCAAAGATATCCGGTATCTACCGTTATCGACGTGATGCTCATAGGATCGTCAAGGCCACGGAATAGGATTTTCTGACCTGTCGGTTTATAGACCGCCTCAAGCGGGCTCTTCTTGAATTGCCATAAATGAGATACCCCTAAGCGGTTCGCTGCCCATTTGAGCTGTGCCCAGGTCGAATCCTTATGCGTATTGAACGTCTTCCGGATAACAAGCATATTTGCTAAGGGCATGCGCATCATGTGGTAGATATGCCACAATGCAGACGTAACGCTTTTTTTGGAGCCCCTGCCACCTTTGACCACACGATAACGACCACGAAAGCGCCAAAACTCAGCATATCCCTTGCCGATAGTCTGCTGTAGGCTGATTTCCTTACTCATGGACATCATCCTTAAAGATAACCGGGTCCGGTATCGTGTCCTTATTCAGCTGCGTCACTTCTGCCTTCAGCTTGGCAATCCGGAGCCGCTGTTCCTCCTGTATCTCGTCAGGTGGAATAGCCCGCAGCATATCGTCATATTGCCTGATCATAGATGAAAGTCTACTCATCGCCGCAGATTGAGAAGTCAGGACCCTGCCTTGCTTATCCCAAGCATGCTGATACTCCCACTCGATCTCCTCAGTTGAACCACCATCTTTCCCACCAAAATAAATCGTCTTTTGCTTTTTGAGCACCTGTGTCTCATCCTGCTGATCCCGCACAAACATAATCTTCTGCGATCTTACAAGGTTTGTCCATGCGATACGAATCTGCATCCACAGCATGTCGAGCGGCGATAATGTTTCCGTTGCATCGAAAAGCTCCAGTGTTTCGGGATCGTCCGGGAGGAATTTACGGAATAAGCCATGTTTAACAGCCTTGTCGTTACCTGGCGGGCCACCTTTACCACCCTTGTTGCCCTTTGCATTCTTATTCCCTTTAGGCGCACCACGTTTCGGTTCCGGCAGATCGTCCCATTTATCAATGCTTTTCCACTTACGGACCATAGCTGCGCTGATACCCAGCTCGGCGGCGATTTCAGAAGGCTTCTTTTGTTTTCCACTTTCAAACCATATTTTGAGTGCGCGTTTTCTGTCCGGGCTTCGTTCCCTCGACATTACATCCCACCTCACCCCCAAAAAGTCTATGCATCGTTTATGCAAAGACATATGTATAAAATCCTGAATTTTGTACAGAAGTACATTCCTGACGCAACGCGGAAAATCGCATAACGGCGTAGTTTCCAAGCTGTTTTCCATTCAATCATTTATACATCGTTTATGCAGAAACCCGAAATCCCGCGTCATTACGGCTTTTCTTAAAATCAGCTGCGGATCCTGTTTGCTGTTGTTAATGGTCTTTTCGCCCCGTTTATACAGCGATTATGCAATTATAGGATGGGCTTGCCGAGCAGATAAACCTTCCCGTTGATGACGATGTAAAGGGGCCGTTTGCATTCCGGGCACCAAGCATGTACATCATCGCCCAGCGTTTCGCCATGCCATATCAAACGTTGCCCGCAGCATTCGGTAATGAGGAACTTGGAGAGGTGTTTTGACGGCTTTGGAGCGCTGTTTGAAGCCACAAAACATACCCCCCTCATTTTTTGAGTTGGTTTTCACGTTATTTTACGATCAACCATTTACTGTATTTACTTACAGATAACTTACATATTTCACAACAGGAATTTTTTGCCTCAAAACCACCTAAAAAAGCCTATTTTATTCACTTCAATGTAAATTGAGTTGCAGTGAGTAATGTGGTGAAAAGTCAATAAAATCAAGGCTAAATTATTACTTGAAAAAATGAGTGCGACATTAGTTGATTTATGCGTAACTCAGTTCATCTACTGCCCTGTCTGCCATGTCCTGAGTGATGCCGATATAGCGCAAAGTGACCGTTTCAGAGCTGTGGTTAAACATTTCCATTAGTAACGCTAGATTCCTCGGATTATGCATGTACAAGTGGTAGCCCCATGTTTTCCGCATGGTGTGGCAACCGATGTCACGGAGATTAAAATGCCGGGCAGCAAAGTTAAGCATTTTGTAAGCCGTGCTGCGATGTAGAGGCTGCTGTCTCAGCCCCGATTTGATTTTCCGGCTGCGAGCAGGGAATAAGAACTCTTCCGGCTGCTTTCCCTTTATATAGGGATTCAACGCCTCACGCAGTTCAATATTGATCTTGATCATTTTCGGCTTATTAGTCTTGCCTTCCCGCAGCACGATATGAGTTCCAGACACGTCCGAGACGCGCAGCCAAAGTATGTCGGAGATTCGAAGGCCGGTATAGATGCCTGTACAAAATAGAACATAATCCCGTTGATTCCGTCCTTTTAGGAAGCTCTTGATGCCTTCAATTACTCGCTTATCCCGGATCGGCTGGACGATGTTCATGGAATAGTCCCTCCATCTGTTCGGGGTAGCTTAATCCTGTCATTATGCATTTCCGCCCAAACAAGTCCTCTCGGGATATCGAAATCAGACTTTCCGTAACAAGTGGTGAGCAACATGCTCGATCGAATAATGTAATAGGCCCACCATACACCATCAAAATTAACAAAGCGTTTCTTTTTGGTATGGTAATTCTTTTCTGCGAAAAGATCCCGGCATCGTTTCTCTAATTCATTCCAGCCGATCATCTCAACACGTTCCGTGTATCTTACGTAAGCGTGATAGCTCAACTCGATTTGCGTTGGATCATTCGATTTCATAGCCCCTTTCACTCCCAAGAATGATATCCCGGCATTATGGCTTACCGGTAGACCTCTCACCAATGCTCAAGCCAATGCATACTATTTATTATCCTCCAGAAAGGAGGGAATCCACGATGACAGCTGTACAACTCACCTTCACGTATCGTGCCGTCAATGTCACTATCATCGTCTGGTTCGTTTAAAAAACGAAAACCAGCGGTTCGGGAAAAGAGAAGAAAAACGCTCTTTCCTGAAGCGGGATTAAAAGCAAAATATACATAATTGAGTACCGGGTAATTAAAAAAAAGAAGCCATCAAATGGCTTCTCGTGTTAACCTTATCCCTTCCGCAGCAACCTGAAACCTCAGGCCACTGAGCAAGGGACAAAAAAGTCCCTTACTTAATATGAGGCATCTTACCCCACAAGCTCGCGCTACACCCTTGCGACAAGGCGCTAAGGTCAATGGACCGTTCAGCGTAACCGAGAGCCTATGGTGATAAGGGTTCGATAGGCACCACCCCGGTGTCTCCACCGTATGTAATGCCAATTTATCACCAAAATAACCCTCGAAAGTCTCAAAATAGTCTCATTTCATCTCCAACCAATTTTTTTTGCAATTTCTATTACAATTTCATCCCGCCAACGGATTGCCGTAGCTCGTCCTACATCTAATTCAATTGCAACCCCGTCCCAAGTAAGTAGTTGCGGCCTGGTCCAGTATCTTAGCTTAATGAGTTTCTGTTTTTCCTGTGGCAACTGGCCAACCACATTTTCTATCGCGTCGGTTATATGTTCCATTTGTTCAAGCATTCGATGCTTCATGATTTTAACCACTGTCTGTTCACTTTGATCATTCAAAAGCTCATTCTTTATTTTGACGATTTCTTTTTGTGTATCCTGAAATGAATATAGTTCCGATTCCACATGCTGGAATGTTCCCTTTTTGATTGTTGTTTGTTTCAACATTAATCACCCCGCTACACTCATGTCTGTAGAATCCGCCTTCCCCGACTTAAAATCCCATACTCATTTGGATCGGTTGTTCTTTCTTAACTACCAATTGTTCTGCCGGCTTATACGGCCATCTCTTTGTCAGCTCGTCCAGCATAGCTCCGAGCACACCGAACCACTCTTTCAGGTACTTTTCCTTCATCTCGTCATAAGCCGCTTGTGACTCCCATGCGATCCGGCCCGTTGGATCGATATCCGGCCGCAATACCCAACGACTCTCACCAAACTTTAACCGGGTACCGCCGCAGCGGAACCCGTTAAGTACGGCGCAGATCTCGTCATCATATTCATGAGCCAGCTCGAGCAACGCGGTCCATAAGGCCGTGTCTTCTTTGAGATCCGGGCGCGGGTCGATCCAATGCGGGAGAGGCAAATGCGCAGACGTCTGCGCATTTGATTGTCCAATCGTTGGACAAACGGTAGACGTCTGCCGATTTCCCTCAGAACCTAGCGACGTCGCCAGGTTTAACCGGAAATGTCCCGACGTCGCGACATTTGATATTTTGTTCAATTCCTCTCGCAGCTTATTGATCCGCATCTTAACCGGTTCATATTTAGAGTCGTTAGGCTGCAGTGTAGCGAGATAGGCTTCCCCATTCTGGATACGTTCTTCTAAGTCAGATCGTTTGTCCATTGTGGTTCAGCTCGTATTGCCCCACGTATGCTTGAAACTCTGTTATCAACCCCTTGTGCTGAATAAACGATAGAAGAATGTTCTGATTCAACTGCGCCGCATCGATAACCACTTCCTGGGTTTGTTTATGTTCCTCCTCAACCTTCCACTGCATTCGTAATCCCTCCCGTTGCCGGGATTCATGGTATTCAAGAACTCCCTCGTTCACGATATCCAAGTTTGCAAATGGAATCAGGTCTCGTATAAACCTGCATTTCTGATCAAGGTAAGCCCCATTAAAATCAACCCTATCAATTTCCGCCAGTTCATAAACCGCCTTGCAGAGCTCATATACTTGCCAAACGTTTTCCGGCTGATCGTGGCACATTAAACGACGATAACCGATCTGCATCAAAGCACGTTCCCGGGCGCCCTTCTCCCCTTCTCGGAGGGATTTGAACCAAGCGTCGATTGCTTTCAAACTTGGTAACGGCTGGCTCCGTTTTAAAAGATCAATGGACTCAACTGGTTTTATCAATTCACATTGACTATCCTCATGAAACTGTGCGATCATCGTTTATTTCCCCTCTCCTGATTTAGAAATCCCATTCCCTTGCTTTATATTCACATCTGAGAGCTTCGAGGATGGAATTGTATGTTTCCGTCTTTACTCTCTCGTATTCGGTCAAATTATTATGCTCAAGTAGTTCTACGGCTTTCTTCTGGCTCTCGAAAATACGGTCATATTCTTGTTCAGATCCCACATATCGAACAGGCACTTTTCCGTTCATGATCAGGTAAGCGAAATCGTCATCGGATAAGTCATCTACGAGCCGATCGATATTCTCGATGATGAATTCCTCATAAGCGTTTGACATCCCGCCACCTTTTACAGCAATCCGGCACGCCTGCAGTACAACCGCCTTGTACTCTTCTCGCAGATCCCTCAAGGAAGCACCTCAGTGATATACATGCGCGGTTTGTTGAAGCTTAGCCAAATCGGTTTTTTCTTATCACCCCGGCGCGCCTTCTTGGATACCAGCTTATGAGTCGCTCGGAACGGCGCACTCGCCGTTTCCTCCTCGTCCAGTGGAATCAGGAAGAACATGCCGTCAGCTTCATTTGCCATGGCCCTAGCCCCTTGAAGCTTGCCTTCCTCGGTGAGTTGAGCGATAAGGATGCAAGCTGCATCCAGTTCTTGAGCCAACTTTTTACATTCCTTTGCGATGTCGCGCATGATCTGCCATTCTTGTTTGCCTTTGCTGTTTTCCAGTTCCATCCGACCAACATAGTCAATGACCAAAAGATCGAGCTTTCCATACCTAGTTTTGAATTGACGAGCGAGCCCCCTGCTTTTCTCTGGAGTCAGTACCGGCAATTCCGATATATACACGTGTGATTGGGTATAACTCTCGAATGCTTGCCGGATCATCGTCCGATCCTCTGCCGTAAGTTCCTTGGCACCGGTGTAAATGTGCTCAAAATCTCTGTTTGACATTTGGGCAACGAACCTAAACACAATTTCATCCGGATCCATTTCAGTGTTTTGGTAATAGGTCCGGTAATCCTGGTGGATGCTGGCGTGCCGAACGATGTTTTGGGCGAGCGTCGTTTTTCCTTCACCTGTTTCAGCTGCTACAATCAGCAGATCCCCACCTTTGAGTCCTTTCATGATCCGATCAATGCCTGGAAAGCCGTCTATGCTCGTTTCTCCATTTCGCGTAGTTTCACGTGAGAGCTTAATGCCGTGTGTCTTTTCATTGCTTTTAAAGCGCCGCTCAAACTCTTCTGCAGCTTTTCTCCCTGCTTCCTCCGGAGTAATGATCTCCTTGGCCCCTTCTTGGACATTAACGTGGAGGATTCGACTTTCGATGATGTCGGTGATTTCACTTAGGGTCCGTTCTGACTGGCATATCTCGGCGATATCCCGTGCCGCTTTCCAGTACGATCGCCGTATGTACAAGTCGTGAAGTTTGTCCAGCCAGTGCTTGAAGGATGATTCAGTAACCGCAGCATTTTTTAGTGCCAGAAGCTTTTCATTGGGAAGCTGATTCCGCAGTTCCTTATAGACGATGGTGAACGTTGGGCGCCCCTTCTCCGACATAAGCCGGATCGAATCGAAAATAACGGCGTTGTCAGGATCGTCGTAATGAGCCGTCGTCATAACCGCTAAACCCTCATGAAGAATTTTGTCCGATAGCAGCAATCCAGCGAGAGCATTCACTTCCGTTTCGTAATCTCTCAGCATGTCATTGGCCCCCTCATATCGTCCGGCGGATCAAGGGGAACGATTTTGTCAGGGTCGAATTCCGCTCGAGCTCGGCTGATGATGTCTGCCGGGGTAGGTACGAATCTGCTTTCTCGAAAGTGATCGAGCAGATATTTCTTAGCATCATTAAAGCTTATTTCGCCAAGGATCTCCCGCCAACTATCGGCCGCACCTTTTGGCGGTTGATAAGACGGGACAAAGTGGTGTATGAGAAGCAGAAGCTTCCCTGCTTCCTCTTTGGTCATAAAAGGTTTACTCCTCTCTAAGCGATGCTAAATATGCCTCTTCATCGAATTGTTTTCGGCCTACCTGTGAAACTGGCAACCGTAGGCTTTCGAGTTTACTCTCTGCCTCTTCCTCAGACGTATTTCGTAAGATTCCGAACGTGTATTCCTCTTTGAGCTTTTCATATTTCGGGTTACTCATATGCGTCCTCAGCGCATATTCGATTCGGTTATATGAAAATTTGCTGAGATATTCATAAATCTTCAAAACGACACTTTCCGAAATCTTATTGCTTTTACGTGTTCTGCTGATGAATTCTAGATATTGATCGACAACAGCCAGCAAGTCTGAAGGATATCGGGTCCGGAAATTGAAAATTTCCGTGGATAAATCTTTTATTACTTTACTTTCCTTTACTTTACTTTCCTTTACTTTACTTTGTGGTGTTTCTGTATACGTAATGTTGCTTTTATCAGAGTTATTGAAAGCATTTACTTTGTTTCCGTCAGCATTAAATATAATGATTGTGATTTTGTGTTTTCTGCTTAATTCCTCAACATCAACCAAAACGTAATTCTCGATCATGCAGATTTCCTTTCGACGTTTGGCAGCTTCGATATACCTTTTCTGAAATCCCTTCGAAGTAAGAATCTTATGATCGTCAAATAATTTTTGTTCAAAAAAACCCCAGTTAATGCATTCATTAATGACATCATTAATTGTATTAATGTCTACATTAACTCTACGAGCAAATACGTATTGTTCCTTTTCTCCCCAGTCGTAGAAGTAGCCGTTTTTATAAATTTCGGCCATTAATCTTACAATGATCCCGAAACCTTGCATTCCAAATTTACCTATTGGAACGATAAGCTTATCATCTTGGTCAATATCTACATCTAGAGGAAAATATTCTAGACCTTCCTTTTGCGGCCGCGCCAAAGATCACCACCTCACTCCCTCCAACCCATTTTCTCAATCCGGTTGTAATTCTTTCAAAAATCTATACCCGGCCAAAAAGCCTTCTATATACGCACCATCAGCCAAAAGCACAGATAACTCCCCGAGTTCAGACTCTAGGTTAAGAAGCAGATCTTCATTTTTTTTATTTCCCGATTCTCCGATCTGCTTCAGAAGCTTGTCCACTTTAGTTCTCTGTTTGACATATCTTTCCTCACACTCAACACCAAATCCGTCCGCGGCTTTCAAATGTTTGCGGGCCATTTCCTTTAGAACTTGGTTCATGCCTTCTTCGTAAAACTTTTCCGCTGCTTTATAATGATCAATCGGCACGTCGATTTTATGTTTATCCTGGACGGCGGACATTTTGTCATAAGAAATCACAGAAATTCTGCTCACGATAAGTTTGCCTCCCCAAAAGCGGCATCCATCAGCTTTTCATAATCCCCGTACGCTATCGCAAGACAAAGTGCGCCAAAAAAAACATGAATTTCCTTTTCATCTACAGTAGGCGATAATACAGACGCCAACTCCTCTGGAGCCGAACGGAGATTCTCAGTCGTGTGCTTACGCCAGTCATAATTGAGATGCACATACCTACCGGTATAAGCTGTCATATAGTCCTCAGGGATATCGCCGAAAAATCTGCGTAAAACGGTTAATAGTTCAACCTCTTCCTTGATAGTGGTTGTCATGATATTTTTCCCTCCTCAGGAGGCACTCTTGACTCCAAAACAATGCTAAGCTATAATGGCATGCAAGAGCTTTGCCTCGTGATATTTATGAAATCCCCTCGGCCGTCCGCCAAGATCAGCGAGGAGGTTTCGGATAAACAGACTCTCTCAACACTAAATTGAGGGAGTTTTTTATTTGAACATTGCAACCAGAGAAACCAAAATGAACGCCATTGCCGGGCACCATATGTACATGAACAAGATAGTGCCAATCAGCTCCTTACGATTCATCTCAATCTCACCCCTTCAAACCTTGCATCAGGTTCATGACTTCCATGTCGTCTCGAATATAATGTTTATAGGTCCTTTCAATCCACTTGATACCCTCGTCTTTGCTAAACCGTCTGATCTCCTGCTTGATCGCTGCAGCAGTCTTTCCGTATTTACGCATTGCCAGCAGTTTGTAGTAGCCATCCATAAACTGGATCGCTTTAGGATTCTTTTCGTCAACCATTTCGACATACGTCCACTTAAGGAGCCCACGGGCAGTAATCAAAAGTTCCTCTTCCCCATCTTTTTCGTGAAAATCAACGCCTTGCTGGTATATCGGCTTACTTACGTTCTCTTTCTTTAACCGTCTCATCGTTACGCTTGGTGCATTCACCTGCGCTTCATACGAAATAAAATGCACATTCCGTTCGTAATCCGCGTCCCAACCATCTTTCTCAAATGCCTCAAGCGTCATCCTTACCCCTGCCGCGGCCTCCTCGATAGTCATGGGTTCAGGGTAGGTGTTAAATTTCTCACCTGTGTACATGGTGACTACGTATTTAGAGTAAGGGTCGTCTTCCTTAATGGGAAAAACAAATATCTTACCTCCAAACTGCTGCCGAAAGTTTTCTGCTTTTTTCTCGATCTCAATTATGTTCAAGTAAAT